TATGGTTGCTAACACTGCTAATACTAATGTGATTTATAAACTTACTGCTGATGATGGTTCCCGTGTTGCTGGTACTATGTGGGTATCTGATGGTACTCAGTGGTTGGCTGCACCTACTATTATCGATTGCACTAAGTTGCCTAGCACTACCATTTACACTCCTGGTGTAGTTTACGAACTTACTGCTGATGATGGTGCAAAGGCTGCTGGAACCCAGTGGATTTACAATGCTACTGCTAATGATTTCATTGCTTATGTAGCACCTGAACCAGAGGAAGTTGAACCTATGGATTATGATATCTCCACTTGGGATATGTTTGGATATAACCGCTTTACTAAGGAGGAAGATCCATATATCGTTATCGATGGTGGTACTGAATCCGTTGCTATCTTAGACCTTGAGGGTGTAGCTCTTATGAATGGTTCTGATGGTTCTCTTGCAGAGGATCAGCCAGCATCTGTTCGTGAAGCAGCTCTTGAAGAGGCTCTGATTGATGCATACAGCGGTGTAACTGATAAGATGATTATGTCTAAGCGTCGTACTCCAGTTGATGTGGTATTCGACTCTAACTTCAGTGTTAATGTAAAGAAACAAATGGTATCTTTGACTACCAAGCGTGCTGACTTTATGTTACATCTGGATATGGGCTTACTGCAGACTACTGTAGACCTGACTAATCTGAATACTGCTTTGGGTACTATTGATTCTTATCTGGTATCTAAGGATTCTGGTATGATGTACACTATGGATCCAATTACTGGTAAGAATATTCCTGTATCCATTACTTTATGGATGGCTAATGCTTATCCAGTACACGTAGGTAACTACGGATGGCATACTCCATTTGCTGGTGAGAGATATGCTACTATCACTGGTTACAGTAATTCTAAGACTGTTAAACCTGCATATGATGAAGAGTTGGATGCAGACATTCTGGAAGAGCTGTATGTTGATAACCGTATTAACTATATCCTTAGCGTTGACGAAAATACTTTCGTTCGTGGTACTCAGATCACTTCTCAGTCTAAGACTTCCGATTTGTCTAAGGAAAACAACGTAATGCTTACACTTGAAATTAAGCGTAAGATTGAGCGTATGATTTCTCAGAATCGTTACAACTGGACTGAAGAGTCTGATATTAAGAACTTTAAGGAAGATTGTCAGCAGGTATTCTCCTCTTACGCTGGTAACAAGTGCAAGTCTCTGGATATCGATGTACGTCAGAGTGCTTGGGAGAAGACTCGTTACATTCTCCATGCTTACATGGCAGTAGTATTCCGTACTTACCAAGAGCGTGGAATTGTTGAAATCGACTTGAATCCTAGAGCGTAATAGAGGAGGTGAATGACAATGGCTTTAAATTCTATTCAGCAAAATATTAAGCGAAATGAAAAAGACTTCTCAGAGTTTGGTCTCTGGATGGGTGGCTTGGATGTTTCCTCAAAGAACATAGACCAGTTTGACCCATTACGTGTCGGCTATGCTCGTATCTTCTTCGTTCGTTTACCTAGATTTATGGAAAAACTTGATGCCGATGCTACCAAACGCTTTAAGCATCTGGTAGAAATGGGTTTCACTCGTTTTGATGGCATTAACGATGCTTCCTTGGAATTCGAAGATATCCAGGGTGGTTATGTAAATAACAAGTTCCAGGTTCCATCTGTTGCAACGGACCAGACTGACTCAATTACCATTGCAGTTCAGGAATTCTCTGGTTCTCCTGTAAGAGAGTTTGTTGATACTTGGATGACTGGTATTACTGACCCACTGACTGGTCTTAGCCATTACCATGGTGCTATCTCCGATGAATGTCCATTCAAAGCATCTAACCATACTGCAGAATTAATATTTGTAAGTACTGACCCAACTGGTAATGAGATTGAGTACTGTGCTATGTTCTGTAACATGATGCCTAAGTCCGTAAAGAAGTCTCACTTTAATTACGAATCTGGTTCTCATCCAGCTGTAAGTGTTGATTTGGAGTTCACTGCTACTAAGTATGAGTCTCCTCAGATTAACACCATTGGCGCAGCACTGCTTAACAAATATAAGATTCTTCGCGATTACCTTAACTTCAATAGTGGATATCAGCCTTCTGATATTGCGGCTATGGAAGATTACAATTTGAGAAGTTTCTAATCGC